CCTGCGTCAATCTTGTTGACCGCTGCGGGTAAAGCAGAGAACTTAACAATTTCGTTGATTCTTGGGTTATCGTAATAAGTAACGGCCCTATCAAACTGACCTATCAAGGATTTTAATAATCCATTGATTGCATTCGTAATATCTTCACCTGACCCGGCATTCATGCAGTGGAATTTCACAACCCCCTCACACAATGGCTCATACCGAATCATCACATTTTCAGTCAAGTATAACTTGTTGCCTGATGCAATATACCTGTCTACTAATTCATGCGCAAACTTTAAATCGTATTCGCGGTTCCGATGGTGTCTCTGAAAATCAATATCTACGATGCGATGCACATTAGCGTACATACCCGGCATCCTGCATTTGTTTCAAATAGGCTTCGTCTGCGGGAACGAACTGCCCTTGTTCAATATGTCCGACCAATCGGCCCTTTACGTCCACCACTAACTTACCGTCATCGGACACCATATAGGGCTGACCCTCGACCTGTGCCACACCCGCCTTCACTTCGACGGGCTGACCTTCAACCATCACAGTCCCGCTGAACTTGCCGTGGGACAGTGATGGGTCAGCACTTTGCGCCGGTGGTTGCCCACCCATCATGCCTTGTTGCGGTGCTGGCGCTTGCTCCATTGGTGGCATTTGATCCATCATACCCATGACTACTCCTGTAGGAAGGCGGGGATCACAGCCTTCGGTTTGAGTTTCAGCACTTTTTTGCTGGTTTCTTTTGGCGGTTCGATTTGGACGGTTTTTGCGGTTTCAACATCTTCGACCTCTACATAACCCTCATGCTCACGCAATCCCGCTATATCGTTCTCATTGGTGAACGAAACAGTATTACCGGATCGAATGCAGCGAAAAGTAACTTTGTTCATAAAAGAAACCCCACCGAAGTGGGGTCATTTGGATTACCAGCTAGGACGACCCACAATGAACTTGCAGGTTGTCGAAGCCAAGTCGATAGCGCCCGCGCTGTTGTTCATCAGTGTCAGCGTGACCACGTTGGCTACTGTGACTGCACCAGCCACTACAGCGTCCACAGTATCCACGCCCATAGATACACCCATCACAATATCACCAAGGGCGACATTGGGAACGGTCACGTCAACAGATGCGAAAGTACCGGAACCTACTGCCGCGTTACCGAAGTTGACAGTCTCAGTGACCATCCACATCTCGTTAAATAGGCCGGGCAGTTGTTGTTTGCCTTGATATACGGTTGCCATGATTGATCCTTTTTAAGACGGGGTGGCTGTTACACCACCCCTATGTCATTAGGCTGGGACCACGAATGCCAGGGCAGCGTAATCACGCAGCTCACGCACACCGTATACGGTATCAGAAGTAACCAGAGTACCGAGATACTCTTGCTTGTACTGAGACTGAGAACGAATGGACTGCTGCTCTGCCAATGCCACAGCATCTTTGTGCAACAACATACCTGCGCGATACTTGGTATCGGTAGGGGTAGATGTCGCCCAATCGACGGTCAGACCGAATGCGTCGGTAAACGATGCTCCAGTAGGAGCAGCAGATGTGAATGTCACAGACTGAGTGCTTGTGATACTGTTGACGTGAATCCAAGGGCAGTTGCTCGATGTGAATACCTCCACGCCGTACAAGTTACCCAACATACCCGTCTTAATCACATCACCGGTGCCGACAAAAGCCTGTTCGGTGAAACGAGAGATGCCTCGCAGAGTACGTGCTTCGACGGGCGGAATCACCAATGACAATTCATTGGAATTGATGTCGGAATCTTCCAAGGTCTGAATCATTCGACGGATACCCGCATCAGTCAGTGACGTACCGTTACCGGGTGTAACACCGGAGAAGTTGGTTGTACCATCACCACCGAGAACAGCCTTCTCGTACAAGTTGGTAGCGCCTGCAATGGAACCAGTGTTGAATTCCGCACCGAGCAACTGGAGGTCTTGGTCGATTTGGCGAGCCAAGGCGTAACCAGCGTCATCGGTGTAGAACTTACGCATGGAGGACAAAGCCTGCATCTCAGCAATATCTTCGTACAATTTGCTGTACTCATAGTGCTTGTTGATAAGTACCTGAATTTCGGTATTGACGGAAGCAAGCAAGTTGACTTGCGTATTTGCGGCCTTAACGGACGCATTGCCTCGCGCTGGCACAGGGATATGCAAGGTGTCACCCTTTTTACCCTTGAAGCTGATTTTGGTAACGAGATTACCAAGCACCAGTTTTGCTTTGTAAGTCGCAAGGACCTCATCGCTCCACAGTTCGGGGATGAAATTGTTTGCCACGGCTAGCGTGACTTGATTGGAACCTAAAGGCATGATTAACTCCTAAGTTTATTTAACACGACCTGTGCGGTACGCTTCCATTATTTCAGGCATACGTTCTTCGTACTTCACAGGGTCTTTCATTTTCAGACGGATGAGATCGGCACGACGAAATACTTTCTGCGAACTCTCACCAGACCCACCAGTGTCCACAGCGGCTGCTTTCAAAGTCTTATCGCGTACCGTGTTATCCACAGACTCGACCTGCTTCTGACGCACACCTCTGAGTTCTTTATAGGTTGACAACAACTCGTCAGCCGCATCGAGATCGTAGTTATCGGCTTGCTGGAACAGTTGAGTACGGACCTTACTTGCTTTTACCCAAGTTTGAAATCCCTCATCTCCGACGATCTGTTGAACGTCAGGATGCATCTGTGCCAAGCGTTGCTTAGACTGTTCCGCTTGGGACTGCTTCGCATGCTGCTCTGCTGCCAACACTCGCGGATTGTTCTCTATCTGCTGTCGAATCGCCTCTTGAGGATTCTCAAAGAAATCTACTTCTCTCGGCTTCTCTACTTCGGCTTTCGGTGTCAGTTGTGACTTGATAAGTTCATCAGCCAGTTTTCTAACTTCCCCAACTTCTCGACCTTGACGGGCGATCAGTTCCTCCGCATCACGATGCATCTTTACTACATCTTCGATGCTCTTACCTCGATATTTCTCGGGTAATTCGGGAGCAGTCTTTGCAACTACTTGTTGCTGTTCTACAGCCTCAAGTTCGCCAATATCACTATCTATGTCCTGAATTTCAGCCATCTATACGCTCCGACCCAAATAGGTTTATCGGTTAAACAAACTGTAGCCCCAACTGGAGTTATCCACAGCACTTATCGGAGTTATATCACAACCTGTGGATAAGTCAAGAACGTGCCGATTTAATTCGCGCATTATCTTCACGAATTCGCGCCCACTTCTCATGTGCGCCCGGAAAACTGCCTGTTATGCCCTCTAAACGTACCGTAGGCATCCCCATTTGCTGCATGGCAGTACCCTGACACTCGTCACACTCAATTGAATGAAACTCAATACTGACTAGCTTTTCTACGCGGGTTCCGCAATCCCCACAAACAAAGTCTCTAAGTGTTCGCATCTTCATCCTTTAACATTTCGTAAGCCTTCTCGCTGGTATCGGCCAAGTTAAGCAACCAGCGCATGATGGACAATTCACCCTGCTTGAATCGCAAGTTATCCACAGTCACTCCTGAGAGTTGATCTGTGGCATCGAGCATCTTCTGAACATCGTCCATGAGATCGCGCCACGCTGTTGAACTGGTCATCGTAAGGCGTGAGTCGTAATATTTTTGTAGGCTTATATCCATGTTGTTCCGTTCCATGACCTAAGTCCGTTGGTTTCCCATGCCGATCCGTTCCATCGTTTCAGACGGTTAGTTGGTGCAGTCCCAACATAATCCAACCCTGTCGGCCCATAATATACACCGAGTCTTACATCCGATGGGTTGGGATATATAGCACCCCCACCATTTGCGGTAACAGTCCCCGTCAAGCCTGTGCCGGATACGCCAGTCAGTGATACGGTGGCACTACCAGTTGCGGTTGCCGAGCCTGCCGAGCCAGTGCCGGAAGCGCCGGTGATGGTGACGTTGCCGTTGACGACGGCGAAGCCAGAGGCAGATACAGTGCCTACCGAGCCGGTGCCTGATGTGCCCGTGACGGTGGCGTTCGCTGCGCCGGTCTGGGTGGTGGAGCCTGCGCTACCTGTGCCCGCCACGTCGGTGAGGGTTATGTTTGCAGTGCCCGTCTGTGTGGTCGTTCCAGCGGAGCCCGTACCAGCCGCGCCGGTAATCGTGACGTTGCCGTTGACAACTGCGAAGCCAGATGCGCTGACTGTCCCTGCGGAACCAGTGCCTGCTACGCCTGTGAGCGTGACGTTCGCCGTGCCTGTCTGTGTGGTTGCGCCAGCGCTACCAGCGCCGGATGCGCCAGTGATGGCCTTGGTCGCGCTGCCCGATGTGGTGAGCGCTCCTGCGGAGCCGCTGCCTGAGACTCCGGCGATAGTGACGTTGCCGTTGACCGCGCCGCCACTTTGCTGATTAAATAGTACGAGCAGC